TCAGGCTCTTTTGCCGTGAACTCAAATGTGTAACCATTTAAATCACCTTTTGCCAACCCTGTAACTGCTGAGCCATTTGTTGCTTTTGCCGAATTAATGTGACCCATCAATTTGATGTTTCCGTTATAATCTTCAACAAAAATAATCAATCTATTTCTCATCATTAATGATAACTCTTCCTGAGTTTCAGCATCTAAAATTGGTAAATTACCAACTAAAACTTGAGAAATAAATTTCGTTCCGTTATCCCAATTGATGTTTGGCGTTTCTGTTAAACCTTGCGTATTGCTTGAAAATTCATATTTAAAAGTTTCATCTAACGTACCTAAAGATGCTACAACCTGAGCAGTAGCAGTGATTCCATAGTCAGCATATAAACCTATAAATATATTTTTCACACCAGCAACAGCACCTAAGCACGCTACTTTTTTTCCCTTTGTAATAAAATCACAACTCATATATTTATGTTTTAAAAACCGCCCTAATTAAAGAGCGGTTATGTTAAGAATTTAATTAAACTGATGGAGCATCAATGTCAGCAGAATACCATACAATCTCTGGAGCATAAACGTAGATTACTCCAACGTTATAAACCATAGAACCTCTTACTTTACCAGTTAATAAACCGATAGCATCTTCGTCAATAACTGCAATTGAGTTATGATCCTCTAAAGCACCTGTAGCGAAACCTAAGTTTCCTGTTTCAGCAATTACAATAGTATTTTCTGGTAAACCACCAACCTCAACAAGTCTATGTTTTCCGAATACTAATTCAGTATTTGCATTACCACCCAAACCATTAACAGTTCCTTTGTCGATTAAGTAGAAGTTATACGCTTGTGCAACGTCAGGAGAAATCATAACGTTTAAAGTTTTTCTTCTTAATGCAGTTGGAATAGCACCTACAGCTTTTTCTAATTCATCAATAACGTTTGTTTTATCAATAGTTGTACCAGGTACAGTTACGATATTAACATCGTCAGCAAATTGAGTTAAGAAACCATCGTATCCGTCAGTACCTTCAACACCTTGCCATATTTTGTCATCTGTATAAGAAGCCTCTTCAGCTAATTTAGAAGCGATAATCCCATCTAAAATTTCTTTTGGAAATACATCGTTAGCAGCACTTGCTCCTAAGTCATCAGAAGTCCAAGTTGCTCTAAAGCTTTCTTTACATAAATCGAAATCATCTTTAAATTTTACAGGTGTAACTGATTTTTCGGACAATACGATTGAACCTGCTGGAGTGTGTCCACAAGTGTACTCTCTTCTTCCGTTTGTAGTTTCTAATTTTCTTAAAGAAAGTTTAGAGTTTACATTTGGATAAATTGTTACTAAATTGTTTTTCAACGTGTCTGATTCTTTCCACGCTTTTAGGAATAAACCTCCTGCTACTTTACCATTGTAGTTTGAACCTACTGTTACTGTTGTTGGCATATTAATTTTGTTTTTGTAATTCTAATAAAAATTTTTCTTGCAAGTTTTTAGGCTCTGCAACCTCTTCGTGAATTGGAGTAGCTTTAGTTAAAATAACTTCTGCTTCTTCTTTTTTCATTTCAGCTTTAAACCCTTCTAATTGTGCAGCTACTGCTTTGGCAATTTCGCCAACATAGGCTTGCATAATTTCATTTACTTTAGCCTCGACAGAGTCATCAGCCATTTCAACTTTTTCTTCTTCTTTTTTCTCTTCTGTAAGTTCTTCAACTTTTTCAGTAAGTTCAGCAACTTTACCTTCGGCAACTACAACCATCATTCCGTCGATTTCGTAAGTACCATCAGCAAACGCTTCCGTCATAGCCTCATCAGCAAAAACCATTGTATCAACTGCTAACGCTTCCCCTTCAAAGAAAACCGCTTGCTCGTCGATAGTCATAGATTTCCCTAACTTAACTTGTGTTTGATTAAGAGAGGCAAAGCCATCTTTAATCGCTGTTAAAATAGTGTCTAAATTCATATCTGTTTTTAAATTTACATTCTCTTCTAATTCAAAAGCTCCGTCTATTGAAACGCCTTTGATTTCTCCTGCCTCTATTTTAGCCATTACCTCATCGTCATCAACTCTAAAAATAGTAAACCACGTGCCAATAGGTTGATTAAAACCTTTCATTACTGATTTATCGTGTACTTCGTCATCTTTTATCCAACTTTCGACAAACGAAACACCATCTAATTTTAGGTTTATATCGTGTTCTAAAGTAGATTCGTTTTGAAAACCATTCTTTTGAAAGTTTTGTTGTGCTAATCTTATCGTTTCAGCTTCAAAAACTATGTTAAAAGCATTACCATTATCGTCAATTCTTAATATTTTTTGGTCAGGAATAAGTACTGGAGTCATAAATAGACGTTTCTCTTTGTCTATTTCTGCTAATTTAACTTCATAATCCTTTGACATTTGCACAAAATACTCTTCAATAGCTGGATCTTCAACTAAAGAAATCGCATATACGCCCTTGTTTTTATTTGGATTAAATTTAATTACATATGTTTCCATATTTATTTAACGAAAAAAAATAGTTATTTTACATATTGTATTTGAAAATTGTTTATATTTGTGCTTTGAGTTTTGTCATAGTTTGATTTTTTTAGTTATTAATCATTAAAGCCGCCCTTAACGAGTGGCTTTTTTGTTATCCTAAACTTGCGTTACTTACTATATTCCTATCTAAACTTTGTTGAGTAGTTACGTTGTTTGCGACTACATACGCCTGTATAGGTTGCTGACCTCCTCCTAAAGTATTAGCTATTTGATTTACTCCCGCATTACCTACTACATTGAAACTCGGAGCAGCAGCTCCTCCAGTACTTGGAATATTTTGAGCACCTCCGCCACCTGAACCTCCGCCACCTAAAGCAGCTAATCCTTTTGCAGTTGCTGCTATTGATGCAGCTACACTAATACCCGCACTAATAGTATTAGCCGCTACAAACGGAGCAGCGGGAATAACTCCCATTGTAGCAACTGTTTTAGCATTACCAGCCATAGTATTAATAATAATCTTTGCTATACCTGCTGCGTTTTCAGCTATTAATAAACCTTTTTGAATTGCCTTGTTTTTTATTCCTAAATTTTGAAGCAATGAAATTCCACTCGCAACATTATCTAATTGAGCATTTTGAATAGCGTTTTTTGCTTCGGCTTCTTTTTCAGCTATTGTTTTTCTTGCGTCTGAAAATTGCTTTTCTAATTCCGTTCTTTGTTGCTCATTTAGTATTTTATCATTTAAAAGAGCCGTTTCTCTTTCTGTTAAAATTGCTCTTTGCTCCTCAAAACTTAAAGCTTCAAATTCTTTATTTAATTCAAATTCTTCTAATTTTTTTTCTTGGTCTTTTGCTAATTTTTCCTCATCTTCTTTCTTTTTTGTTTCAGCATCTTTTGCTTTTGCTTCGGTTTCTAAAATCTTATATTTTTCATTAATAGACAATAATGCTTTTGCCTTTTCTTCTGCCGATAATTTAACAGCATCTAATTCAGCTAAATCCCTTTGCTTTTGAAGTGCTACTTTTTCAACTTCTGTTTTAGCTTTTAAGTCTGCAATTTCTTTTATATTGTTTTCCTCAATAGCTTTTAAAGCATCTTTTTGTTTTTGTAAATCGTCAATTTCTTTTTGGCGATTAGCCGCTGCATCTTTACTTGCTTGTGCGTCAATGTTTTTAATAGATAGTTGCATTCCTGCTCTATCGTTTTTTAACTTTTGTAAAGCTTTTTCACTTTCTTTTCGCACCTTTTCAGCTTCGGCTTTTTCAGCTTCAGGGTCAAATAATAAACTCGCACCCTTAACGACTAAGTCACTAAAGCCTTGAGCAAGCCCAAAGTTTTGCCCTAACGCTTTGCCTACCATATCAACACCCTCTAATAATAAAGTTAAAGGTGTTTGTATAAATTTAATTATACCCGCTAAAATATCTCTATTACGTTGTGATGCTGCTATTTGTGCTTTTGCGGTTATATCATTTTGAGCTATTTGATTTTCAGTTGCTTTTATTACCTCATCGGTTTGAGCAATCTTTAGTTTTAAAATGTCCTTTTCGGATTTGCCTTGTAACTTTAAAATGTTTTCTTGACCACCTATTGCATCTAACTTACTTTGTTGAATATCTAAATTAGTTTGAGCTTGTACGTTTAACGCTTCTTGCTCTGAACTTACACCATTAACCGCTGCTTTAATATCGTCCCAATACGCTACAATAGCACCTAAAGCAACAACAAGTAAACCAATTCCAGTCGCTGCAATTCCTGCTCTAATTCCTGAAAGTGCTTGCTTTGCTACAGCTCCTAATCTTTGAAAGTCTTTAGCACTATCCGCAATCCCTGACAAACTTTGTGAGAGTGCCATAGCCGATTGAACTTTTAAAAGTGTTTCTTGTGCAGCCTCTCCCTCAACTCCTAAAAGTCCCAATGCAGCCTGATAACCTTGAACCGCATTTGCACCTGCAGCGATAGCACCCGTAGCAGCTTGAAACTTTGCACCAGGGTCAAACAATTGTGAAGTTTCTTTTGCCTCTTGAATTTGGTCTTTTAAAGTTGCTACTTTCTTTGCAGCGTTTAAAGCAGCTTCTGAATAATCGCCAAACTCTTTTTGAGCGTTTACCAATTCAATAGTAGCTTCTTTAATTTGAGTTTTTAAAGATGCCGTACTTTTGTCAGTTTGTTGTACCGCCTTATTTAAGTTATCAAGTCCACCTAACGCTTTTAATTCGTCAACATCAATTTCTATTACTTTTGTAATCGCCATTTGTTATATTTTTTAAGTTCTTCAAAATTCTCCGGAAATTTATATTTTCCTTTTGCGAAATCAATCGTTTCACATTCTCCTTTTGGTGCTATCTTCAATAGCTCGATTATTAGTTTAAGCATTTTGTATAATTGGTATTTCGATGTCTAAAATATTCCCTAACTCATCTTCCCATTTTCCACCAACGTAACCGATTCTTTGAACTCCTGAAGCGTTTGCCGATATATCAACTCTAATTGTTGTGTCGGTGTCGTAAATTGCGGTTGTGGAATTTATCCAGCCAAAAGAAGGTATTGCTAACGATATTGTCGGACTTACATT